TTAATTAAAATGCTTGACATGGATAATCAATAAGGCAAAATGTTAAAACTAGAATATTTCTAGTCTTTTTGATCAAAAGGAAAACAAAATGGCAATGGGCAAAACAAGTAATCCAAACTCTACAGCAGGTATTCCTGCCAAGGGTGTAGTTGTACCTAAAGGTGCAAGCAAGGCAGATATGTCTGGTGAGCGCATGGAAAAGTCGCATCGTGGTGGTGTTGCAATGGGTAAAGAAGATGCTATTGGCTCTGACAAAGAGTTCAATACAGGCCGTACTAGCGGTATCTGCTATGACCATAAGCGCACAACTTATGCGATGGAAGATAAGTATGAGAAAAAGAACTAAATAGAAAAGCGAAAACCCCATAAGTGAAGGCTTACAGGGTTTTCTAACCAAATAGTAATCGGAGAACTAGATGGCTGTAATAGAGAATAAAGACACCTGTAATACTTGTCGATTTTTTTCTGTTGGTGAAAGAATGGGAATCTGTAAAAGGTTCCCTACTTCTGTTAATAAATCGACTGAAGACTGGTGTGGAGAGTGGGATTACCCTAAAAACCATGTAATTGAGGCCATCACCTCTGGATTGACTGTTACTTTTAGCGAAGAACAACCAAAAAAGAAACCAGGAAGGCCAAGAAAACCATGAAATTAAAGCCATTGCTAGACAAAATTGTAGTTAAACCTGATGTGCGAGAGCTTTCTAGCATTATTTATGTTGACAACAAAGAAGTGGAAAATATGGGAACTGTCGTGGCTGTAGGTCCTGGCAAAAAACTACCCAATGGTCGCAGAGAAGCGATGCCTGTAGAAGTCGGAGCTAGAGTCAGATTCGGAACTATGAACGATGACAAAGGCGAAGAATATTTGCGCTATCATCCATACGAAGAAGATGGAGTTAAATATCTAGTTCTTTCTTGGCAGGATGTATGTTGGATTGACGGATGAAATACAGTCAAATTTACCAATCTTTAATTCAAAATGCTCAAAATCGTAAGATTGATGGGCATTACGAAATTCATCATATATTGCCGAAATGTATGGGCGGAACAGATGAAAAAGAAAATTTGGTTAAATTGACTTGTAGAGAACATTTTATTGCTCATATGCTGCTTGCTCATATTTACAACAACTCAAAATTATGGGGTGCTGTAATCATTATGAAAGGAAGCAATAACACTTACATGAATGGCAGACTTTATGAAATTGCTAAAAGAAAGCGGTCTGAATTTATGCAAGGCAATCAATATGCTAAAAATTGCATAATTCCTGCTAAAACTAGAAAAGCTGTTGCTGAAGCCAATAAAAAAAGAGGATTTACCGAAAATATGCGAGAAAAATGCACTTTTGCTGGTAAAAGTCATTCTAATGAGCATAAAGAATATATGAGTAAAAAAATGACTGGTCGTGTATTTTCGCCTGAAACTTTATTAAAAATGAGTATTGCTCAAAAGAAAAGGTTTAATAAAAATGATTAAATGGCTTAAAAACTTGTTTTTCCCTCGAAAATCCATGACTGCGGAAGAATTAGCAAAATCATGGGCAGAATTTAGTAATGAACAACCTATTCAGCTTACCGATTTGTCTAAACCTTTAAAAAACCAACCCAAACTGCAAAAAGCAACTACAAGGAGCAAAACCATGCCATTAGTGAAATCAGCCAAACCAGCAGCATTTAAAAAGAATATTGCCACTTCTGTCAAGGAAGGCAAACCTGTCAAACAGGCAGTCGCGATTGCTAACTCAGAAGCTAGAGAAGCTAAGAAACCATCTAAAACAACTAAACCAAAGAGAAAATAATGGACATTAAAGCAATCAAAGTAGATTTCAGCCATACAACTGCTGAATTAGAGCTAATCCTTGCTGGTCTAAGAAAGCTCCCTATGGAGTTGGTTCAGAAACTGCATGATGAGATTATCCTAAAAGCTAATGCACAAGTAGCAGCTCAAGTAGCTCAACCAGAAGTAGGACCAGAGGCTGCACCTGTAGATGCAGAACTAAATGTCCAATAATCCAAATACCTATCTTCCTTATCCAGTACCTCAATCCATAGAGGAAGTCCAAGCCGATATGAGTCAACTCATGTATCAGCCTGGAGTTCCACAAGAACTGCAAGACCAGTATACAAACCTCATTAATAGTCCTACTACTCAAGCTGATATAGACCAAGCAGAGGCTAATTCTGACAGTATGGCTAATGAGTGATAGAGTTTAGCTATGGAAACACAAGAAACCTTACAAAACCTTAATGAATCCAAAGATTTACAGGTTGAATCAACTGTAGACAAAGGAGGAGCTCCTGAAGGCAATAAGAATGCTAAGAAGGGGAAGCTCTTTTATGACCAGTTGAGAAAGGTTCTTGTGCAAAATGACTATGCAAGGCTAAGAAAGATCACCGACAAATTTGTGAAAGCAGCAGAAGATGGTGAAGCTTGGGCCATTAAAGAGATTATGGACAGAATGGATGGCAAATCTATTCAGCAAACTGAGATTACTGGAGCTGATGGGGCAGAGTTTGCAAAAGGCATAGGATTTGTCTTTGTAGATAGCAATGCAAAGCCAGATTGATACAACAGGCTTTATTTGGCCTCAGTTCCCTAAGAAGCTAAAGTGCTTAGTTGAGCCAGAGCATAGTCGGTATAGAGTGCTTTATGGTGGAAGAGGAGGCAGTAAATCTCACTCGGTAGCCAGGATGCTTCTCTGCAAGGGAGTATTAAAGACAATCAGAGTCTTATGCGCCAGGGAGTTCCAGACTTCTATTAAAGATTCAGTCCATAAGCTCCTAGTAGACCAAATCTATGACATGAAGCTAGAAGCCCATTATGAGATAACCCAAAGCACTATTAGGGGCAAGAATGGGACAGAGTTCATCTTTGCTGGTATCAAGAACAACATCAATGGTCTAAAAAGTATCGAGGGAATAGATTACTGTTGGTGCGAGGAGGCAAACAATATCTCCAAGCTATCTTGGGATATTCTCATTCCTACCATTCGCAAAGAAAACTCAGAGATATGGATTACCTTCAATCCAGAATTGCCTACTGATGAAACCTATAAGCGGTTCATCTTGAATCCTCCTGATAATGCTGTAGTGCAAAAGGTGAACTGGAATGACAATCCTTGGTTCCCTGCTGTTCTAGACCTTGAAAGGCAGTCCTTAATGAATAGGGACTTTGAGGCTTATCAGAATGTCTGGGAAGGCTTTACAAGGTCAACCATTGATGGAGCTGTATTCGCTAGAGAAATGCAAAGGGCAGAGGCAGACAACAGAATCTGTAATGTCCCCTATGACCCAGTTAAGCCAGTTTTGGCTGTATTTGATATTGGGTGGGCAGATGCAACAGCTATTTGGTTTGTACAGTTTATAGGCATGGAAACTAGGCTTATTCGGTACTATGAAACCACTCAAACTACTATCAGCGAGATATTGGCTAAGATGCAAACCTTTGGCTATGTCTATGAAACCTTGTATTTACCTCATGATGCTCAGAACAGAACTATACAATCTAATGGTAGAAGCCTTGAGGAGATAGTCAGAGCCTCTGGATACAATGTCCGAATCATTGAAAGGACTCCTATTGCAGACTCTATTAATGCTGCCAGGACAATCTTTAACTCATGCTATTTTGATAAGACCAATACTATTGCAGGATTAGACTGCTTGCGACATTATCGGTATGATGTAGACCCAGATACTAAGCAATTTAGTCAAAAACCAGTTCATGACAATTATTCGCATGGAGCTGATGCTTTTAGGTATATTGGGCTTATGATTCAAGAGAAGAAAATAGTCAAAAGAAAACCAGTCGATTACAATATTTCAAGCTGGATGGGCTAATAAAGGAACTAATATGGCAGTCTATGACTCAGGCAATGGTGGTGTTTACTCTACCGAATATGGCGATGACTATGAATCAGGAGTAATCGAGGAAGCTAAAGAGTTTCTGCGCTTTTGCTCTGATAATGATTCAAATAACCGAGTTGAAGCCTTAGATGACCTTAAATTCGCGGGTGGTGACC